TCAGGGATATAATCTATATTCATTGAAAGAGTATTTGACTGTCATGCTTTCAGGCTTTATAATAGGTTATAGTTGTAAAAAATATAACTTTTATGTACTGATTTTTTGTTTCTTGATGGCTTCTCATACGCTGGATATTTTCTTGCGTATGTGGGTTTTCGCTAAAATTTATATACAAGGATAAAATAATGTTTTTGAACGATAGAGAACAGGGTTATAAAGACGCAGAGATCTATCATTTTGATCCCTACGCAGATACAAATGATATGCCGCAAATCGGTACATCACTGGATGCAGATATCTGCGATTTCATATACCAGCATATCAGCAAGCGTTTTACAGATTTCATTCCCCAAATGACCAGGAGCAGTATGCAGCGCATATTGAAAACAGACATCAGCGGAGAAGAAGAAAGACTGGATATCCTGGAATATCAGACACAACTGGACGACAGCATTGTGATGAACAAGGAAGATCCTGGATTCTATATGCTGCAAATGAAATCCACAGATAAAATATACGATACCATAAAACAAAAAGTGGAACAGCAGTATAGCATCAGATTGAACGACAGGGCTAAAAACAGCCTGGGTTATAGCAGTGCTATAGGATTCGCCTGGCAGGAACCTGGCCAAACCACTGTCAATCACATAGACAATTATCTTACGGATTATGACAAAAGATCCAGCAGATATCAAGATCCGGGCCATAGGAAGTTGATATGTTTCCTGGAAGATTGGCAGCCCGGTCAATTTTTCATGATGGGCAACAAAGTCAGCCAAAAATGGCAAAAAGGACAAGCTGTGGTACTTAAATGGGGTATGCCCCATAGCACAGCCAATCTCAGCAATAGAGTACGAATCACAATGATGTTAAAGGTCATGGCAGATGAAAATCCAAATTTACCCTCTTAAACACGTGGAACTCACGCTGGATCGAGATAGTATTGTGTTTTTCGAGCCCAGCGGCTATGGGCAATATATAGTGGAAGATACAGATCACAACAACCTGGTAGGCAGTTATAGGCTAGAAAAAGGCACAAAAATCACTTGTCTAAACGCAAGTATTAAACAAATGACAGTATCTATAGAAACTTTGTAAAAACAATATATACCATACAAGCATCGGCATCATAGGCTTCATAGGCTATATAGTCCCTTATAATCTATACATTTGAAGGTTGGCAGCACCCCGACATTGCTCGCTATTGGACACCGCACGGCCACGCGATAGGCTAAATGATGACGGCTCTGAGAAAAAGCAACCGTCTTGTAGACGATTTCAGTCTGACTGGGAATCGTTTGCATCCGTTGGAATCAGCAGGATTAAAGGGGTACCGGCCAACCGCCCCGCTAGTAAGATAGTTTCCGCAGTTAAGATATGGATAAGGACTCAACAAAAGTTCTTATACTGGTCCTGGCAACAGGACCAGTATGGCTTCAGATCTAACAAAAAGCTCCACAGATTAATCATAAAGAGAATTAAAAAAAGTTAACGAACGAAGTGAAGTTAACTGGTTGCTGTCAAGCAACCATACCATAACCGGCAACAGAATGATACCAGATGAAGAATGGTTCAGTAATTGACAAGGACCAGATGCCTGGTTTGTTAATGAAATGAGATTGATTGCTGGATAAATGGCAGAATTTAGGTAGTATTTCCAGATCGTTTATAATGATTTTTTCCACCAACACACTATCAGTTAAACTTAAATTTTTTATTTTTATTTCCACAGGTGTGAGCAAATCCCAGTAAGTGATGCTGTGTTTTTCACTGATGATCTGATCGTTGACTGTTAACTTGTATTTTCCCTGGGCTGAAATTTTTATATCTAGGCATATCTGGTTGCTGGTATCAATAGCCATAATGTCTGAGAAAGTCTGTGTATCTGGGTTCATAATCTGTGATCCGGTTGTCTCTGATCTTTTCAAAAGCCTGTAAAAATCTAGGCAGTTGTTTGCGATATAATTCAGCGTCTGCTGGTACCTGATAGCCTTCGATAAAATCTCGGTACTCACAGATCACGTTGGCTATGCTCTGTGATATCCTGTGGGCATTCCTGGCATTGGGCAGCGTGGTTTTTTGCAAGCAGTGCTTGCTGATGACATTGTTTAACTTTGTACTGATCTCTGATCTGATATCTGCAGGCAGCAGTTCCATCCTCATCACTGCCGGGTAGGTCAAGATATTGCAGCTTTCGGCACTGACGTTGTTTTGGATCATGTATTCAGCTAGCTGATCCAAGTGGTATACAGAAAAGATATTGGGTGTGATGCGCAGCGACACATATAAATTTGTATCTGTGCGTAATTTTAAAAATCGATCCAGTATGTGTAAAACTTGGTTTATTTCACTGGGGTATCTGATATAGTCATTGAGCTTGCTCACTGTCTCGATGCTACAACCCAGATGGAATTCTTTAAATTCTCTGGCATATCTTTCTATGTTGCTGTCATAAATGGTGCAGTTGGTGGTGGTGCCTACAATGATATTTTTAGCTATTCCAGCATCGATCAGCGCATCACACAACAGGTAAAAACTCTTGTCGTACAGAGTCTCACCACCTAGGAAATGGATATATTTTAAATTATCTAATTTTTTTATCTCAGATATAAATTTATCCAGTAATTCTGGTTTTCTGGTCCAGCTGGTATACGTGACTGGTTTATCAAACAGATCAGGTTCCAATTGATTGAGTTTGAGATAATCCACCGCAAGTTTGCTGCTGGCTTGCGGATAACACATCACACAGGCACTGTTGCAGGTATTTCCCAGATCTATCTGCAGATCCACTGGTTGGTAATTGCTGTGTCCTGAATGGCAATGTGAATGTTCAAATATATTATAGTGTGGACTGCCGCGCAGTGTTAGATCAAAATTTTCTGCCGTGATGGTACTCTTTAACAGTTGTCGCCAACGGCCATTTAATTTGCCATATTGGTCCTGCTGATAACATTTTTTACATATACCAGGTTTGATACCAGCTAGCAGATCTGTCCTGATGGCACACATCACATCGCTGTCATAGAAATCCATTATGCTGTGTGTGGCAATGTTAAACTGTGATTTTTCATCTTCTATGCCCCAACGACAGATCTTGTAGTCGCCGTTGTAGGTAATTTTTATGTGCAACCAAGGACTGTTACAAAAACTGTGTTGTAACATCAGAAGAAAGCTAACCCAGATTTCTTAGTGGTTTCCATATTATCTTCCACTATCTTGTTTATGATGTTGCGTTCGTGGACGCTCATGTTCATTGCTTCGGTGTAGTTTATACCGCCTCTCATGAACCAGCACATACGTAACACGTTGGTTTTGATCTTACGCACATCACCTTCGTATCTGGCCACTAAATCAAGAACATCTTGGTGTTTGAGTCTTAAGATAGTGGCTCGAAAAAATTTGCATAGTCAAACTGCACGTTGACATTGTATTGCTCGTCACACTCTTCACAGCTTACCCTGGCAGGTGGCAAGTCAGCTGTTTTCTTGTATTCGTTCATACGTACTTGTATGGTCTTTATGGTGCTGTTGCCGCAATTATTATAGAATTCGTTGATGAAGTGAGCATCAGTTACCACATCTCCCTGTTGCGTAGTGATGCTTTCTGTGCTGAGAGCCAGCAATGCCAGGCTGCTGTTCACTAATTTTTTCAGATGCATATCAAATTGGGTGGCTTTAGCTTCGTCATCCAGGCTCTGATCATCTATCAACTGTATGATCCGTTGTTCCTCGAACCTGGCTATGTCGTTTTTATTGCTCTGCTGATAATTCAGGGGACGAAATTTAAATGCCAGCCCATCTACTATCAGCGGTGAGTTATAATCTGGTGCCCTGACTCTCATTAGCACATCGCCCAGTCCCAATCCGTGGCTGGTTTCGTGCTGGCACTTGGGGCAAGCACTCTGCATTTCCATGGTGTCACCATAAGTGGCAATTCGTATGGCAATCAGTATGGCATCAGCGTCAATAGTGGGCATTGCCCAGGCATTCTTGATCTCTGGGCAGCAGCTCTCGATAACACTGACCACACCTTGCCCGTTCATCAGTGCATCTGGTGTGCGTAATGTGACTTCATCACGGGCTGTCATAGGCATCACACCTATTTCCCCGTTGGCTGGCATATCAATAGTACCAGGAGCCCAGTATCTGCCCTCGCTGGGCAATTTAAGGAAAACTGCTGGTTGACGAAAATGGCTTACTAGAGGATTTGATTTTTGCATTAATATTGCTTCCATAAATACTGATGTTACACTTATATACGTGTATTTAACAGTGAAGAAATCATGGCAGAAATATCAGCAGCACAGTTGGAAGCATTTGCACAGGCTATGACGCAGGCACAGGCCCGTGTGGGTGGTTTAGATGGTGCGATAAGTGCTTTACGTGCAAGGATAGATGGATTAAATCGCAGTATGCGTGGTGTAATGGATGACGCCAGCAATGCTCGTGCAGACGCTGCTGCGGCCAGTGCTGCTAAGAAACGTTTCCTCAATGAACAAAGCCAGATAGCAAGTGCATATCAACAAGGTCGTGTTAGCCATCAACGTGCTAGCCAGATGGAATCAGCTGCTCGAGAACGATTTGCTGACAGCATGGACAGTGTGGGTGATAATTTAAAAACCAGCCTGGGCGGTATCAGCAGTGCGTTGAACGGCAGCAACAGCCAGCTGTTTCAGCTAACTGAAAACACCAAAAGATACAATGGAGTACAAAATCAGACCATATCAGGTCTGTTAAGTTTAGCTGGCTATAGCCGTAGTCTAGTAGAAAGTTATCAGAGAGGCAGCAGCGGTCTTAACGATATGTCTATGGCTTTGGATGCTACTAAAGTGGGTTTCACTATGATAGGAAACCTGCTAACCAATACTGGTGCTAGCATTGCTGGTGCTTTTGGACCGCTTAGAGGAGTTAGAGCAGCTAGACAGGCTACTGGAGATCCTGCTAGCAGTGGCAGTGCTATTAGCGGATTGATGCGCGGCCTAGGTGGAGGATTACAAGCTCTGGGTGGCATTGTAGCCAGCCTAGCTAAAAATATTTTTCCAATATTTGCCAATGAGCTGCAAAGTGCCTATGAAACCTACAACCGTATGGCCACAGCCGGAGGGTTGTTTACCAACGGATTGATGGGTATGCTAAATGCAGCCCAGGGCGTGGGATTAACCATTGGAGAGCTCACAGAAGTTGTAGCTAATAACAGAGATGCTCTAGCTGGTATGGGTATTGGCATAGGCGACGCAGCCAAGGCTATGGGTGAAATAGGCAAGATGATTCCAGCCCAAGTCACAAACCGTCTGAGAATGTTGGGTATCAATGCCAAAGACCAAGCTGATGCTATGATTGATGTTATGAGAGATATGCGTACTAGCAGAGGTTTCGACATCAATAACAAGCAAAATCAGTTAGCAGTGGCCAAACAGACAGAGGTGTATGCGGAAAATCTACGTACTCTGGCAGCTATAACTGGTGAAGATGCCAAGCGTAAGACAGAAGAAACACGCAGAGCAAATATGGTACTGGGTTTTCAGCAAAAACTATCCAATCTGGATCCCACAGCTATAAGCAATATCAATCTAGGTATGGCTACTATGAGTAAAGAAATGGCACAAGCTGTACGTGAACAGACAGTGTTTGGCAGAATAGTCACACCTGAACTAGCAGCACAAGCACAAGCTATGCCAGCATTTGGTGATGCGATCAGGGAAGCCGCACAGTCAGTGCAAGATGGATCATTGACGCAAGAGAAAGCACTAGCTATTCAGGCTAAAAATAGTGAAGCTATGCAAGATCAAGCACTGCGTAACACAGCTCTGGGTAGAGCTGGTATGGCACCAGGTGCAGATCCGCTGGTGCGCGGTATGACAGAAAATATGGCTAGTACGTTGGAAAGAGCACGTAGGATCACTAGAGAAAGTGTAAGAAATGTGGGTACAGCTACTAAAAACCTAACCGGAAATGGTCCAGGTACTGATACAACCACTGCTATGACAGAAGCTGCCCAGGCTGGGCGAGACTTTGCACTAATGATACAGAAAGAACTCTTAGGCGAAGAAGGACCAATGAAATTGTTTGCTGAAGGTGTTAGAGATATGACCACTGTGATGGGCGCAGCAATCAGGATGTTTACCAATCCGTCACCTCCTCAGTTATCACAACAGCCGCCAACTGGTACACCTCCTGCAACACCTACTAGTGATTTGATGTCAGCTTTAAGCGAAAGGTTAACTGGTATATTCCGTGATGCTGGCAACATCATAGCCGAAACTATTGGTAGAGCTTTGGGTACTACACCTCCACGCCAACTAGCCATGGGTGGTATCATCAGCGGTGATCCCAGGGGGTTCCTGGCAACATTACACGGAAACGAAGCTGTTATACCACTACCAGATAACATACGTGGTCCAGAATTTGCACAAGCTATGCAAAATTTACTAGAGCTGGAAACTGCCAAAAAAATCACTCCCGATATGGCAACCAGCACATTGGCTTTCTCAGATGCATTTGAGAAAGTAACCAGACCTGTTGCTCAGGATCAGATAGAAATATTAACTAACATAAAGAATTTGATGGAAGAAATGGTAAATCACAGCCGCAATATTGCTGACCATACCGAACTTACTGCTGTCAGGGTTTCATAAAGTCTGTATATAAACAGATAAATATTACCAGAGGATTAATAAATGGCCTGGAAGAAACACTGGCGTATCGTTAGCGACGGCGCCTATAGCCCAGTAAACGGCAGCATTACTGATTACAGTGCTAACAGTTACTTGGGTAATCAAGCTAACGCAGCTTATAGAAATTATCAGAGTATGTTGCCTGACATCTATTCAGGACATCCTAACCGTATTGATCGTTATACCCAATATGAAAACATGGATCTGGATAGTGAAGTAAATGCTGCACTGGACATCCTTTCAGAATTTTGTACACAGCCCAACGAAGATACAAGAACAGCGTTTGACATACATTTCCACGAAGATGCCAACGAAAACGAGATTATGATCCTCAAAGAACAGTTGATCAGCTGGTATAATCTCAACGAGTTTGACCAACGTGTGTTTAAGATCTTCCGCAACATATTAAAATATGGAGATCAGGTGTTCATCCGTGATCCAGAAACCTACAAGTGGTATTGGTCAGAGATGAACCGTGTCAGCAAGCTGATTGTCAATGAAAGCCAGGGCAAGAAACCTGAGGTCTACTATATCAGAGATCTGGCACCAAACCTGCAAAACAGCACAATCACTAAGCAACCAGGCCCCAATGATTCCTATGCACACGCTCCCTATATGGGCGGCAGCCGCAGCTACACAGCTGGCGGTGAAGTATTCAGTCCCAATACTCGTTTTGGTGCTGGCAACAATGAATTTCCTGTGGCAGCAGAACACGTGATCCACTTGAGCCTTACAGAAGGCTTAGATGTAAACTGGCCATTTGGTGTGAGCATCCTGGAAAGCATCTTCAAGGTATTCAAACAGAAAGAATTGCTGGAAGATGCCATCCTGATCTACCGTATCAGTCGTGCTCCAGAACGCCGTATGTTCAAGATCGATGTGGGCAATATGCCAGCTCATCTGGCTATGCAGTTTGTGGAACGTGTCAAGAACGAGATCAATCAGAGACGTATCCCCACACAGGGTGGCGGTGGCAACAATCTGATGGATGCCAGCTATAATCCCATGAGCATGAACGAGGATTACTTCTTTCCTCAAAGTGCAGATGGCCGTGGATCCAGTGTGGAAGTATTGCCTGGTGGACAAAATCTGGGCGAGATTGACGACCTTAAATTCTTTACCAACAAATTATATCGCAGTCTGCGTATTCCCAGCAGCTACTTGCCCACTGGACCAGAAGATTCAGAAAGAGCTTTTGTTGATGGTAAAGTAACCACAGCATTGATACAAGAGTTTCGTTTCAATGAATATTGCAAGAGATTGCAAAAATATATCGCACCTAAATTTGATACAGAATTCAAACTATTCCTTAAAAAACGCGGATTTAATCTAGATAACAGCATCTTTGAGTTACGTTTTAACGAACCACAGAATTTTGCTGCTTATCGGGATGTGGAACTCAACAACAGTCGCATACAGGCATTTACTAGCATCAACGCCACTGATTATCTCAGCAAGCGTTTCATGCTCAAGAAATATTTGGGTCTAACTGATATCGAACTAGCAGAAAACGACAAGTTGTGGCACGAAGAACGTGGTACCAAGAAAGCACAGAGCCAGTTGCAAGGCAGTGATTTACGCAGCGTGGGTGTCACACCTGGTTCTCTTAATACCGATATGGAAGCCCTAGATGACATCGGTAATGAACCTGATCTAAATGCCGGTACTGGAATGCCTGAAACTCCCAATGGTGAAGTTGGTGCAGGAGGCACTGCTGGTATGGGTGGTGCTGGACCAGGTATGAGTGGCGGTCAAACAGCTAGTCCAGCCGGGCTAGGTGGATAATAAATAATTTATTGGAGAGCCACTACGATGTTACTACAAGAAATGTTCATGCATCAGAAACCAGAATATCAGGACCTGAGCAGCGATCAAAGCGTGGCAAAACCACAAGATCTTCGTAAAACAAAACTAACTTTAGCGCACGTCAATCAGCTACGTAAGATGAATGATCAGCGCACAGTGGAGTATATGGAAGAATTACAAGATGTTCAAACACAGTACGGTCAGCCTGCGGCCCCACCGCAGTGATGCCTTTTGGCTCATTCTGAGCCCATTTGAACATATATTTAAACACATAGATTAAATATTATCACAGCACAGAACCCCACAGGAGTTTTTAATATAATGCGTAATTACGAACAACTAATTGAATACATCATTAATGATGATCACGATCGTGCCCAAGAACTATTTCATGCTCTTGTGGTAGAAAAAAGCCGTGAAATCTACAACGACCTAGTTGCAGAAGAAATGGATCAGGAAATGGAAGAAGATGACAGTATGTCAATGGACCAGACTGACGACATGATGGGCGATATCGAAGCCGATCACGAAGGTATGGATTCAGATGATATGGGCGACGATGGTATGGACATGGATATGGATATGGGCGACGAAGAAGACTTCGGCGACGAACACCATGGCCAGGAAGATATGGAAGATCGTGTGATGGATCTGGAAGATGCATTGGACGAACTGAAAGCAGAATTCGAAGCACTGATGTCAGATGAAGCTGGTGAAGACCACGATATGCCTGCAGAAGGCATGATGCGCGAATATGTGGAAAAAGTAGGCGAGCCATACAAAGGCGAGTTTGGTGGCAGTCCACGTAGCCAGAACGTAGGTGCCAACACAGGTGATCACGAAAACACAGGCGAGCGTAACACCAAGAGTGTTGTAGCTGGCAAGAACGATATGGGTGGTACTGCAAAGAACATCGCTCAGAGCGAAATGGGTGAAAATCCAGATGACAAGCAGTACAAAGATCCTTCCAATGCCTATGCAAAAGGCCGTGGTAATCTAAAGGGTGCTGGTAGTTTTGAAAACGTACCTGGTGCAAAAGCTGGCAAGGCATTCACCAATGCTAAAAAGCCACAGAGCACTGAAGGCAAGTTTGCAACTGGCGGCGGTCCAAACGTAAACAAGAAAACACCTATTGCTCGCTAAGGAATAAAAAATGAACAACCTACTTGTAGAACATCTTAGCTATGACCAAGCAAAAATGGAAATGACTCATGCGAATGAGGGCAAAGATCTTCACTTGAAAGGTGTGTTTATCCAGGGTGGACTAAAGAACGCAAACCAGCGTGTGTACCCTGTAAATGAGATAAGCAAAGCCATTGAGACACTGAATAAACAGATCAAGACTGGTTATTCAGTGCTCGGTGAAGTTGATCACCCTACTAATCTACGCATCAACTTGGATCGTGTAAGCCACATGATCACAGAGATGTGGTTGGATGGTCCCAATGGCTATGGCAAAATGAAGATCCTACCCACACCTATGGGTAATTTAGTTCGCACCATGCTAGAGTCAGGTGTAAAACTAGGAGTAAGTAGCCGCGGTTCAGGTAATGTCAACGAAGCCGACGGCGCAGTAAGTGATTTTGATATCGTTACTGTGGATATTGTAGCCCAACCCAGTGCACCAAATGCCTACCCTACTGCGGTTTATGAAGGTATCATGAACATGAATGGTGGACATCGCATATTGGATATGGCTAAAGATGTTAAAGATAATCAACGAGCTCAGCGTTACTTGCAACAGGAAGTTGCCAAGTTCATTGCTGAGTTAAAGATATAAGTTCGGGAGAAACATTAATGTTCGAAGCTCTAAAACCATTGATAGACAGTGGTATCCTGAACGAAGAAACTCGCCAGGGTCTGGAAGAAAGTTGGAATAACAAACTTACAGAAGCTCGTGAGCAGATCCGTGCAGAAATCCGCGAAGAGATGGCCAGTCGTTATCAACACGACCGCACCGTCATGGTGGAAGCTCTGGACAAGATGGTAACAGAATCACTATCAGCTGAAATCGGTAAGATTGCTGCTGAACGTGAAGCTATTGCAGAAGACCGTGTAAAATTTGCAAACAGAATGATGAACAAAGTTCAGAATTTTGACAGTTATCTGTCAGAATCACTGACAGCTGAGATCGCGGAACTACGTGGCGATCGTCAGCAAATGGCTCATGCTGTACAAAAATTAGAAGCATTTGTAGCTGAAAACCTACGTGCTGAGATTGCAGAATTTGCACAGGACAAGGCAGATTTGGCTCGTACCAAAGTTGCTGTTGTTGCTGAAGGACGTCAACGTCTAGAAGCTCTGAAAGATAGCTTTATCCAGAAGAGCAGTGCTATTGTGGAACAGACTGTCACCAACCATCTGCGTTCAGAACTAAATCAACTTAAATCCGATATCGCAGAAGCCAAGGAAAATAACTTCGGTCGTAAAATATTCGAAGCCTTTGCTACTGAATTCGGTGCTAGCTACCTAAATGAGCGAGCAGAAACTAAAAAGATGGAAAACGTCATTAGTAAGCTGCAACGTCAGATTTCAGAATCTCGTGAGACTGAAGAACGTGCTCTGGCTGAAGTTAGGAAGAGAGAAAATCAAATTCGTCAAATCAACGAAACGCTGGAACGTAACCAGAAAATCAATAATTTGCTGAGTACAATCAGCAAAGAAAAAGCCGCTGTTATGTCAACACTGCTGGAATCAGTCCCAACAGATAAACTAGACGCAGCATTTAAAAAGTACTTGAAACCAGTAATGGAAGGCACAACTAGTGAACAGCCTGCAATAAGACAGCAGATTGTAGAAAGTCGTACAGAAGTAACCGGAGATCGTACTGTTAAATCAGATCCTGTTTCAAACAACATCGTAGAGATGCGCCGTTTGGCAGGTCTTGTCAGAAACTAATATTGGAGATAGTAAAAATGACACAAGAACTAATTGAAGGTCGTTGGAACGAAACCAAAGCAGCCCTGTTGGAAGGTCTATCCGGTAATCGTCGTACAACAATGTCAATGGTATTGGAAAATAC